GTTAGGCATACCAGCAGTTTTGTTTGCTACTGGACGTGAACGACCAGCAGGTTTTGATGCTGCAGCCTTCTTTTTAACTTTGCCCTTAGCCATTTTTCCGCCAGCATTAGTGTTGGAAAACATTTTGGCAAATGATGCCATATCGTCGTATTCAGCCATTGTTGCTCCTAAAATATTTGAGAAAATAATGGTGGTGGTAGCGTTTCCACTACCACCACCATTAATGATTACTTACGGTAAATAGAAACCGTGTCAGCAGCAGTTACGACACCAACAAAGGTGCCCGATGTTGCAGCAGAAACAGCAGCAGCACCAACAATGGTAACTCCAGATGCTCCAGCGGTCAAAGTAATTGCATGTGTTGCAGCAGCAAGGTTTACAATTGTGAACTCAAATGATGAGCCAACAACTTCATCCGAAACTGCTGCAGCAATTTCTGCACCAGTTGGTGTAGTAAATGCTCGTGCTGCAGTTGGGGTGCAAGTGAACAGTTTGCTAACAAGCAGTTCTGCTGCGGTTAATGTGCGTGCAGCGTCAGTTACGGTAACTGGGGTTACTGATTCTGATGCGGCGATGTAACTTGCGATGCGAGCACGACTGAGTGCTCCTGATGTGGTGTTTGCTACGAGTGGCATTTTGCCTCCTAATTAATAGATGTGTTTAATAAAAGAATAGAGATAAGAATGTGGGGGGTTTCCCCCCCACGTTCAATTATGCCGTTTTAGCGGTCAACTTGCCTTGCTTCTTACGGTTACGGCAGGTAAGGTTACCGTAGCAAAGAATAAGGGCATAACGAGCATCCAAGTCCTCTGGGCGGATGAACTCGGTCTGCTGGAACCACTTGGAACTGTGACCAACAAGCGTGAGGTACTTCGTGTTAAGGAAGTACATTACACCTGCTGTGCAATGCACATCGTACATGATTGGGGCCGCTTTGAACAACAAGTTCTGGAAGCCTGCATCAGCAGTTTTGGTGTCGGTGTAGCGGAGTTGTGGAGTCAAAAGTGATTCATACTTTTCAAACAATGCTTGGCTAGTAAGAATTACGTCTGGGTGTTCTGAACCAACAGAAACAGTGTTGTATGCTGTGGTCATCTGTGCCTGAGTCAAAGCAGTTGCAGTGTTTTCCTCATATGAACGCCACCAGTCATTACCCTGACCGTTAGCCGAGTTAATACCACCAACAGTGTTACCTGATTCTACGATGTTTCCGAGACCATCCCAGTTTTTGCCACCGTTGCCAGTACCATCACCGAAGAACATTTGGTTAAAGCCTTCACGCATTGATTCTTCAGCCTGCATGATTTTTGCTTCAAGAAGGTTGATGATTTCTGCTTCACCATTGTTTTTGGCTTCTTCAATACCACTAATGGAGATAGATGCAGCGTACTGCTTCCAGTTCCATTCTGATGCAGAGATACCTGTTTGTGGTGTAAGGGAAACAGCATCGTAATCGGAGTACGATGAAACAGTTTCGTTTGAACCATAAATCAATGGTTCAACAATTTTCGTACCACCATTAAGCATGCGGATACGACCCTTGTCCATAAGAGTGTAAGTAAGTGGGCGTGCGGTAAACACGTTGTCTGTCAATTGTGAACGGTAGTTCGCAAGTGTCGTTGACAGCAGTGCGTCAAAGTTGCTGTTACCAGCCATGTGAGCCTCCTAAAAAGCGTTAGTTAAAGTTATGAAATTCCGAGTTGACGTTTAGCCAAATCAAAAGCGTCACGTAAAGATGCGACTGGTGAAGCCGATGTATCCGCTGCAGCAGAACCAGTATTGCTGGAAACTATGTTTGTTCCACGTTTAGCCTCAATAGCAGACTGTTCTTGTGCAACCTTACGGTTGTCATAAGCGGTCTGCGCCTGAGTTTTAGCAAGTAATCTGTCAAAAGCCACTTGTTTATAAACGCCTTCCAAATCGTTGCTTCCAATAGCAAGAGCCTGTGCTACAACCTCATTAGCATTGAAATCTTCACCATATTTAGACTGCAAAAAGCCAATATTCTTTTCCAACTCCTGCAAAGCCTGCTGTTGTTCAAAAGATTGCAAACGGTTCTCAAGTTGACGATACTGCTTTTCCAAAGGGTCAAGGTAAATATCATCTTCTTCAATTTGCTTATTTAAACCATAGTGTTCTTGCAGCAATTGGATAGTTTGCTTAGGGTCATTGTCCAACGCCTGTTGGATTGCACTAGCAAATTGTACCTGTTGCCTTTGTTCGCTAAGTTCCTGTGTCTTGCGGGTATAATCCGCTTGACGCTGATAACCAGCCAACGCCTCCTTTAAAGGAACTTCAATTTCTTCACCTGCAACTGGAAGTTTTACTGTTTTATCAGCAAAGTCATCCCAATTAAAGTAATCAGTTTCAGTTCCCGTAGATTCGGCTGTGTCACCCTGTACATCTTCAACTTGTCCATCAAGAATGGGGTCAAATTCTGGGGCATTATATTCGGTATCGCTCATGGAGTCCTAATCTGGTTGTTCCTATAAATAATGTTTTTTTTGTAACATCAATCACCCCATTGGGGGTGCACCACCACCAGCAGCCAACTGAGCCATAAGTTCAGGAGGCAACTGTAGACCACCTTGAGGTGGACCTTGTGGGAGTTCTTGTGGCTGCATAGGTTGCTGACCTGGTTGCATTTGTTGTTGAGGAGCAGTCAAATATGCTTCAGGTGATTTAACACCAAAACCAAACTGCAATACATTTCTTGCCAAGGCAGCCATGTCAATAACACCAGCCTGAGCAAAAGGAGCCATAGCGTCAACCATTTGCAAAGCCATTTGACGACGGAAAGACTCATTAACAGGTTGTGTAGAACCAGCCTCTACCTCAAAGTCAAAGTTGCCACTAATATAGTCACGGTCAAACTGAACCCATAAAGGTATAGAGTTAGAACCAACAACACGAACAACTTGTTCACCAGTCATATACTGTTGAGCAAGTTGCACAAGCCTGTTAGCGCACTGACCAATGTCTAGTTCTATAGTAGCAAGTTTTTCTGCTGCTCTAGCATTGCTAGCATCTTGCGCAATAGCGGCTTCTGTTGCTGTACGGCGTATCTCAGGCATGGAACCACGCATGTAGTCGGATACACCCGAAACACGGTCCATGTCACCAGCAATAAGGCTTGACTGGTTGTAGAACTCTGGTGGGTTAATAACTGCAGGCATTGGTGTAATAACTCCGCCAAGAGGTTCGTCACCAACAACAGGTACCATAACGTTATCTTCGTCTGATTCTAATGCTGCACGACCATCAGGGTCAAAAGCCGACTCTTTGTACAACCATTTACGTGAGAACCGTTTACGATGATTCATCATCTGTGTACGTGTCTCATTCAACTCATGTTGTAATGCTTCAATAGCCTCAAGTTCACCCATTGGATAAAAGTGTTCAGGTATATCGTAGTTACGTAGCATTACAAAAGGATGACCGAAAGCAAAAGGTATTTCTGTTGGTGTAATCAAAAACTTGTCTGAACCATCAGCAAAAACTGACATCAAACCCTTAGAGATGTCGTACCATTCCCAAACTTCAACATAAGAGTTGTCTTTAGACATTGATTGTCTAGCACTTTTTTCTTCTATAGAATATTTTGAGTACATTGTTGCGTTTACTTCTGAACGTGCAGTTGAGTTGTACCTGCGGTCATTGCGAACGTCAGCAAGCGGTCGCTTGATGCGTTGCGCAATCCATTTAAGGTCAAACATGTCTGTAGCGTTAGGGTCAACAAAAATATCAAATGGTGAAATGCGTTCAACAAATGGTCTATCTTCCAAGACGACTAGTTCTGTTTCAACAGTTGATTCTGGTTGTGTAATATCCAAAACATCTGTTGATTCTTCTGTTGCTACAGGATTTTTTACTCGTTCTTCTTCAACAAAACGGTATCCTGTTTTAATCCAGCCGTGACCAATGATTAGTTGGTCTTTAACTGCTTTACGGAACTGTTTTTGGCAACCATAATGCCTCCACCAGTAGTTGACAATGGCTTCAGTAACGGTAGCCCTGTCTGCATCTTCAGGTCTTTGTGCGGATACGGTTATCTTAGGATGGTTAATAGAAACGCTTGGCGCAATAACGTTAATGGTTGAGAAAGCCATGTTGACTAAGGTACGGTCCTCATTTGACGACATGTCGTAGTGACGACCACGGTACATGTCAATCATGCGTTTCCATGTTTCGTCACATTTTTCTTGTTTACGCCATTTTCGTGATTGTTCTAGTTTTTCACGATACCTAACAAGTAGGTCCTTATTGGTTGGTCTTGCCATTACTTAGAGCCACCAAGTCCAAAAGCATTATCTTTAGGGTTAACAAAACGCATCAAAGGTGGCAACAATGCTGCTACAGCAGCCTTCAACAAGTCGCTAACATTGTGGTTTCCTGTAGCGTAAACGGCTACGCCTGCGCCAACTGCTGAACGTGCGTACGATGCAAGCATTGCTTTTTGTTGTTCACTTAGTTTGATTACCATTGTTGTGCTCCTTGATATGATTATTCAAATTTTCGTTAATATCGTCAACTTTTATTACCATGTGATGTAATAGTTCTCGAGATTCGCTGTGTTGTTCAGTATTTTCTTTACGCAACATTTGTAGTAAAACTACAATTGGCCCAGTAATTACTGCGACAACAATAGCAACTGCCCAATTCATTAAATCCAACGGCTCCCGATAGGTTCTGCGTTAATGCCTGCTGATTTAGCATCCGCTACTTGTTTACGTGCCCGTTCCCCAATAGTAGGTCCATGAAAATCTTCTTTGCCATAAGTGAACCCTAAACGGATGCCACTTAGATGACATTTGAAGCAGTATGCGCCACGACGAGGCAAGTCGTCATGTTCAAATTGTGCAGAACAGTCTTTGCATGTATAAATTGCCATAATAATAATCTAAACTGTCACCTAAGACGATTTTCTTACCCCGAAAGAACCCAAAGTGAAATGTTTCGGTCCATCATAAGAGATATTTGCTTCCCACCAAGCCAAACTACCCTTGGGAGCATTACCATTAACCTGATATTCAGGCAACCAAACATATTTTAACATCTGGTTAGCAATAGCCAAAGACATAACACGGTCGTCATGAGGAGAACCATGAGTTTTACCATTAGCCTGACGAACAAACGTGCGCAACTCTGCAATAGTGTTGCTACACATGATAACTAGTTCCTGGTCACGGATACCAGCACCAAGTTCGTCAATAGCCAAAGGTTTACTAGAACCAGTAGTGCGCCAACCTAATACTTCTGTAGCAACAGGGGCACGTTGCCCAAGGCGACGCTGCCTAAAGATATTCTTGTACCCAGCACGTTGCAAAGCCTTTAAAGTGGTCAAACCGTGGTTATTGGATTCAACACCAACTAAACCAGTTCCATAAAACCAGCCTAAATCAGCCAAAACATATTCACCAAACAAGTCGGGGTCAATAAAGCCATGCCAATGAGCCACAACCTCCATTGTATACGCATTAATAACATGTGCCGAACTGTAGTCACCATAACCTAGACCTTCAGCAACGTCAGCACCAATACAATAAACGCCACCAAGTTCAGGGAACTGCCATATACTAAGTTCCCCACCATCTTCACGAAACTCAAGATTCTTTGGGCTAATCCTATGAAGGTATCCTTTAGTTGGTTCAACAATCTCGTAAGACCTAAGAGCATCAAGGTCAAACACTGGTCGCCCAGACCTAATAAAGGCTTCATCAGGGTCACTAGGGTATTCTTGCGCTAACTGCCAATCTGGCAGTTGGCGTCTTTTAACTTCATACCAATCGTCATCACGGTCACCAGCAGACCAAGGATAAAAAATACCTTTAAATTGGTTAGTACCTGTTTGTGAACCTACCCATAGTTCATGGAATATGTTTCCTTCACCATTAGCGGTACTGAGACATATGACACGACCACCTACGTCGGCAATAGGTTCAATAGAAGCCCAGGCTTCATCACTGTTAGGCAAAAACGCCATTTCGTCAATAACAACAAGAAAAACAGATTCACCACGAGCAGGGTCATTACCAGAAGGTAACGACTCAATAGCAGACTCGTTAGAAAACGACATCTTCAACTGGTTGTTATCAATGATGCTAGGACCTCGAAGAATCATCCATTTGGGAAGAAACTTGAAACCATATTTAGATTTAGATAACAGTTTCATTGCTTCACGTTCGGTACGGGACAACATGATAACAAAACGGTCTTTCCAAAAGAACGTAATCCAAAACACGTAAGCACTAGCCAAAGTAGAAAAACCAATCTGACGGGCTTTGAGCACAATGCTGTATCGGTTATCTATCCATGCTGCAACAGTTTCAATCTGTGCTTCACGCATATTAAACTTGATACGCCCCTTTTCAGGATGTTTAATAAACCAGTAGTTTGAGCAGAAGTAGACAAACGCATCAACGAGTTCTTCATTGGTAGCGTTTTCTGGACCTTTACAGGTTCTCCACTCCTTCTCGTTGAGAAGGTCATTTAGTTCCATTATTTTTCTGGGTCTTTATCTTTCTTGTTGCCAGAGTTGGAAATCATAACACCAGACAACGTACCAACAAGGAACGTTGCAATAGGGGTAATTAAATCAAAAAACGCTTTATCGTTAGGAGACTGTTCCATAGGTTGAGTTACATATATTAGCGAATACAGCACTGACCCCATAGTGCCAGCCAATACAGCAGCAAGCACTACACCGATTATAAACCGCAAACGAGTGTTTAACTGTTCTTCTGTTAGGCGTTCTTTACGAGCCATTAGCAGTCAACCCCACGAACACCATCTGTGGTAGGAACCTGAACAGCACTAAGAGCCTTGTTCTTGGTTCTAGGGGTACAAGAACATTCAGGTGTATACGCCCTAGCAGGGTCTTGACAAGGATACCTGTAAGAGTCGCTACAAGCAGCCAACACAAACAAACCAACCACAAACAAACTAGTAATCTTCATCATCAAACCCCCCAACCTCAGGATGCTCACCAGAATCACAAGTAGGACACTTACCCCAATTAGCAGGATAAGGCTCCCCACAACGCTCACACTCAATAATCACCATCAAATAGCCTTGAGATGCCTAGACTGCTTCTCACGTGCCGCCATAGCACCAATCAACTCATCCAACTCAGAATCAGACAACTCGGTAGCACGCTTCTCAGACTTAATCTCAACCGTAGGCGGAGCCATGCGGTTCGTAGCCTGAAGATACAACTGCGCACTCTTAGTGTCACCCTCAAGAGCCTTCTTGTATAAAGTGTCTAGCAACGCTTGTGTACGCTCTGGCGAACCTTGGATGTCATCCACACGTTCCTGCCACTCAGTTTTAAAGTGTGGTTTCTTTTCCCATCTGCGCAAAGTTGTAATGTCAACTGACATCTCGGTTGCCATAGCAGCCTTGGACCTAGGGGCACGCTCTTGTGGAGCAGTGCACAACCAATCCAAGTAGCGTTGCTGCTCTTGTGTTAGTGCTAGGTTTTGTTCGCTTGTTGCCATACATATTGCTTGGTTTGTCACGTATGTTACAAATGGGGGGGACTATAGGGGGGGAAACGGAAAAACCATTGTGAGGTTGCGGATACAGCCGAAACCGAACAAATGGTTCCCCAATACAACTAGGAGTAAGAATGCACTCTAAAAAGAAGCCTGTCAAAAAGATGCACAAGATGCCAGACGGCACAATGATGAAAGGTGCCAAGCATTCATCATCAAAGAAAACTGGCAAAAAGAATGGCTACTAACCCGTACACAAACCCTGCTTTACGAAACAGAATCAAAAGCCGTATCACGGCAGGTTCTAAAGGCGGCGCTCCAGGACAATGGTCAGCCCGCAAAGCACAAATGGTCACCCAAGCCTACAAGGCTGCAGGTGGCGGATACACTGGAGCAAAGACTTCAGCACAATCATCCCTAAGAAAATGGGGTAAAGAGGATTGGGGAACCAAATCAGGTAAACCATCCACAGTAGGACCCAAAGCCACAGGAGAAAGATACCTACCTAGGAAGGCTAGGGAGTCTCTAAGTGATAGAGAATACTCTGCAACCACAAAAGCAAAACAAGAAGGCACTAAAGCAGGCAAACAGTTTGTTAAACAACCTAAAAAGATTGCTGAAAAAACTAAGAGGTACCGATAATGGCAAGCAAAAAGACTGCAGCATGGACACGCAAAGAAGGCAAAAACCCTGCAGGCGGGCTCAACGCCAAAGGCAGAGCCTCATACAAAGCGCAAACAGGTGGCACACTAAAACCACCAGTGTCAGCAAAAAAAGCAGCATCTAGCCCTAAAGCAGCAGCACGACGCAAGTCGTTCTGCGCAAGAATGGGTGGTATGCCAGGACCAATGAAAGACTCTAAAGGTCGCCCAACACGCAAAGCCCTAGCCTTACGTAAATGGGACTGCTAAAAAAATAGCCGGCTGTGACAAAAGCCACTAAGGCTATACGTTACGATACCCAAAATATAAAAAAATGACCCATAGCCCCCTGGCTTAAAGGAGTCCCATTGATTGCACGGGGGGTGGGGGGTCATGCACCCGTCTAAAACTGGCTGTATCCGCCTAAAAAGGCTTGTTTCCGCCATCTGCCAAATCCCGCCAATACCCCAGCAAACGGCTATTTCACGGGCTTGCGCTAGATAGTGAGGGGCGCAAATGGGCGTATATTTACCCTCATCTAACAGAAAGGGCTATCATGCCTACAACAAAAAACACAGCAAAAACATCCACCAAAACCAAAGTTGGTACGTACCAACTTTCGGAATGTCTCGCACAATGGGAGGTCATTGTTGAGGCAACGGCTTCCAAGTTGGGAGCGTGGGCAAAGATTGGTGAGTTCATCTTTGCGGATGGTGGGCGAGGCTTGCAAGCCGAGTTCGTCAATCGTACGGGAGCGGACAAGGGCGACATCTCATCGGCGGTCAAAATCGCTGAGGCAATGGACAAGTGCAAGCACGATGGTGACGAGGGTTACGATTGGCAGGATTACGGTTCACTTAAGGCTGCTGCGAAAGCGGCTCGCCTTTACATCTTGGGTGTTGATGAAATGCCAAAGGCTCCCAAGCCTGCAGGTACAGTCAAGCAGACTGGCAAGGACATCATCAAGTCTTTGGGTAAGGCTGAGGCTAAGAAGTTGGCTTTGGATATCCTCGCTAACTTGTAAGCAAAGTTGGTACGTACCAACTTTCCATTGTTGATGGAGTGAGCACACAAGCACTTCCCCTGGTGTTTGTGTGCCACACTCTACCAATAAGGGTAGAACATAAAAGAAAGTGGAGAACATCGTGGTTGCTTTAACTAACGTCAAAATGGATTGGGAGAACGGTAAGCACATCGTCACTATGTACGGTGAGCGTGGTAGTTACGTTCTTTATCGTGGTGAGCATTTGGTTGCTCTTAGAATGTATGAGGCTGCTAAGGAATCGCTTGAGGTTGCTGAGGCTCGTGGTGCAGTAATCGGTTTCGGCTACTAATAGTTGGTTGCTGGTGAGAGCACATCAAAGTTGGTACGTACCAACTTTGGTGTGTTCAACTCCACTAATCATGGTGGGCTAACAGAAAGAGAATGTATGGGAAAAGAAATAGATACCTTTGACTTAATCATGTTTGAGGAAGCGCATACTGCTTGGGTTCGCAACTGTAGAACGTTTGAAAAGATGGCTGTTGAGCCATTCACTTACGTTTTTTGTTGGGAGACAGATTTCCGTGGTGCTTTTTTCAGCATTGATGATGCAATGATTGGTATGCGTAAAGAGTTTGAACGCTTCAGCAATCCTAAGTTGCTTAAAACAAGTCTTTTTGTGAACGAAAGTGACTTTGATGAGTTTTACAAAAAGAGTGGCGACTATTGGCACAACACTGGTTACACGATAACTTTGTTTTCTGCTAGTAACCCAAATGCACACGATACCGTTAGCATTCACTACAATATTATTTAGTTGACTGGTTGATGGTGAGAGCACATCAAAGTTGGTACGTACCAACTTTGGTGTGTTCAACTCCACTAATCGGTGGTACAACAGAAAGAGGATACAATGGACAAGAAACAACATCTACAACTTATTCGTGAATACTATAGCGAGGTTAATCGCACTAGGATTGAACGGAACACTAGTGGTCAAGTATTTTTTATGTGGCTCATCATGTGGGGCATGACAGTTTTTGTGAACTATGAGTTCCTGCTGAAAGAGTATTGGGGTACACAAACTTTTGGTGCTGTTGTGATATCTGCTTTAGTGCAGGTTAGTACAATAGGAATGACTGTGATGATGTACAAAGAATGGTCAGATGCTATTGAGGAACATTATTGGGCTGTTAGAGACTTCAATCGTCTTACTTATGGAATGGAGGTATAAAGATGAATAGCGAACTAAAAAACATAACCATCACTGAATGGTGTGGCAACACAATGGTCAAAGGCGAGCACGTGGAGATATCTTTTCGTATGGATGAATCTGGTGCTATCAAATCGTTCTATGTAGAACTGTTGAATGATGAGCATGAGCATCGTATATTTGGTGAGGAGGAGTACAATGAGTTTAGTAATCTGATGGCTATTCTTAATGGTGAACGTTTGCGTTGTGCTGTTAAGATTGCTAGAAATATTATTGGTAAACAGAAAGAGAGATAGATAATGGATGATGATGAGGAGTTACACCCACAGTGTTGGCATGACGAGGATAACTATTGTTATGACGCAGATTATGCGCCTAGACGACCTAGGGTTCGTCGTCGTATTGCTGGTGAGTGGGATGAACTATCTCTAATGGATTCTTTGGTATGGAAATCTATTGGAATAGATGATTGATTATTGGTGAGAGCACATCAAAGTTGGTACGTACCAACTTTGGTGTGTTCAACTCCACTAATGAATAACTAGTGGTAAAAAAACATAAACAAACAAACAGAAAGGGCTAATATGCCTAACGGACAAACGTCATTCATTGACAGAGTTATACAAGAACACGGGTTGGATGCCTACCGAAACTTTCGGACATCCTTCCCTTACTATGGCTATCACGCTAGTGCGCCGTCGTTCCCTTACAATGCGACTGTTCCTTGCCGTGACTGCTCTAATGAGTTGCATCATGAGAACATGAACTTCATGAACTTCTATGAATCTCATTACGTTCATGCCAACCCTCAACCACTCAGGTATGGTGATGTACCGATACTTCATATGGAGCGTGAGCGTCGTATGATTTCGTTGTGCCCTAGTTGTGTAGATACGTGCACTTGGTGTAGCGACCCAGCACGTGTGGCATTGCAGGAATACGACAGTGTGGTGTTGTGTGAGAGTTGTCAAGGCGATGCAGTTATGTGTGTTAGTTGTGATGAGGTTATTCATTGCGACAACGTGTACACGTTCACTAACAATGACTACGACTCTTATTGTCGTGGTTGTTTCCGTAGTGTTGTTCAGCGTTGCGACGAGTGTGACGCTACGTGGCACGAGGATGGTGAGCCAGCGTGTGAGTGTTCAACACACTCAGACTTGGTGAACTCATACAGTTACAAGCCAACACCAATATTCCGTGACATCAACAGTTACGAGTTCAACAGGAATGGTGATACTCATGCTCATACTCCGTTCATGGGGTTTGAGTTGGAAGTTGAGGCGGGTCGCAACGACCGTCACAGTGGTGCACAACTGTTTGAGACACAAATAATGAACGACAACTTGTATCTCAAGGAGGATGGTTCGCTTGACAATGGTTTTGAGATTGTCACTCACCCATCTACACTTGAGTACTATCAATCAGACTTTGATTGGTCATCGTTTGATGAGTTGCGTGCATTGAAGTTCAAGTCGTGGTCTACACGCACTTGTGGTTTCCATGTTCACATCTCACGTGATGCGTTCTACACCAAGCAGATGCACAAGAGGACTAACTCTAGTCCACACTTGATGGGGTTCTTGTTGTTCATCTACAAGAACGCTAGTGAGGTGGAGGCAATCAGTGGTCGCAACTCTAGTTATGGTCGCATCAGTGACAGTGAACTTGAGAACGTGTACGAGTACTCACGGTTCCGTGGGCACAGTGAGCGTTATGTTGCGGTGAACACTCTGAACGCTAAGACTATTGAGTTGCGTTGCTTCAAGGGTTCCATCAACAAGAATCGTATTCTTGGTTACCTAGAGTTTGTTGAGGCTGTGTATCAGTACACCAAAACGAATCGCATCACTAAACTCAAGGACTCTATGGATTTCCTTGCGTTCACTCAGTGGTGTGAGGTTCAACCCAAGTATGACAACTTGCTAAATATTATTCGTCGTAGTGGTGCTCTGGACATTGAGTAATGTCCATCACCACGAATAACTATAAAGTTGGTACGTACCAACTTTCCAACATAAAACATACAACAGAAAGCGGTATTAACTAATGTGTTTATTAACTTTTATTAAACAAGGTGGCACGATTGACCTTGAGGATTTGCGTAACGGCGCAGACTACAACCCTGATGGTTTTGGTTTCGCTGTTCACACTGGCTCAGGTATTATCACTGGTCACGGTATGGACTTCGAGAAAGTCATCAACCAGTTTGAGGAGGTGCGCAAAATCCACAATGGTCATGCGCTGTTCCATTCACGTATCACTACTCACGGCAACACTGATGTATCTAACTGTCATCCGTTCCGTGTTGGTGGCGACAACCTGACAGTCTTAGGACACAACGGAATGTTGCCTATCAGTGTGCCCAAGGGTGACAAGCGTTCTGACACAAACATTTTTGCGTCAGAGTACCTACCTAATCTTGGTGGCGTGTATGCGCTTGATGACCTTAAGGTTCGTGAGTCTTTAGAGAAATGGGCTAAGGGTTCTAAGTTGGTTGTCTTGACGGCAGACCGTCACGCCAACTCTGAGTACTACATTCTCAATGAGAACGATGGTCATTGGGAGGGTGATGTTTGGTGGAGTAACTATTCGTATTGTTACAAACCAACACCCGTCGTGTACAACAAGTCTAGTTTCTCTAGTTACGGTGGTTGGAACATGGGTGCTTACACTACGCCACGTGTACCCAAGGATGATATTGACCCAGGTTACTGGCGTGACATCTACGACGACGATGATGATGATGACTACGTGTACTATGGTGACATCTATGAGGTTGAATGCCCGTTATGCGGACACACTGAGATGTACGACTTGATGGACTCCGACCCGACTGCTTGCGAATGCTGTGGCAACTGCATGTGGTGTGGGTTTGATGACGACAAGTGTAGGTGTTGGGATAACAACTCCCTTCAGTACGAACCGTATTATCGTAAGGTAACTAACAAAGAGTTAGCCGATTGGGCTAACGCAACAGCAAAGGAAACAACGTATGAGCAAAAGAGTGGTGGTGGGTATGAGCAATCAGATATTTACCAAGCATGAGAATGGTTTTATTACAATCGGTGAGCATCATGATGTGGTGTTCACTGGTTGGAATGATGTGTGTTCAGGTTTCATTAACTTGGATGCGACTGTCACAAACAAACTCAGTGGATATAAAATGGATATAACATTCAAGAACATCTCTACTGAGGTTGCTAATGATTTAGGTGTACAAACATACAAACAACTAGGAGAACAAGTGAATAAGAAACTAGTAATGACAGACGATGTTGAGGGTTTTGCACATGGTTATGCGACACGCATCATTCATGAGATGAACCCTAAGGAGGATTGGGAGGATTGGGAAACGTGGCATGGTCGTGGTGATTGGGATATCAACTTCCATGTCCGTGACGGATACTTGTATGCCGATGCTTACCCTTGGGATAATGTCACTGGTTTGCGTACCGATGAGTGGGTTCGTGTATTCGCAGAATGGATTAAGTAGCCATGCCGTATGATGGTCAGCCTATAAACTTGCACCATGTCTCTGTAGAAAAACTACGGGACTGGCTCAAGGAGTCACAGTTGGAGAACATTAAGATGCATCAAGAGTATGGAAATCTTGCTTTAGACCTGCGCTATGCGATGGATTTGCTGGAAGATATCTATAGACTAGATTATCCATCGAAAAGTGGATTACCAGCAGACATTTATGACAGGCTTGAAGCCCTGTTCACTCAACCGTTTTAGGAGAATGGTATGGACAATATTGTAGAAGTTCAATTTAGTGTTGATGAGTTTCCTTT